ATCCATGTTAATACTAGCACTAACTTTATATTGGCCGGTTTCTACTACTGAATATGTTGGTGGGTGATTTAAAGCCCCCGGAGAAAATAAATTTTCACTATCATCAGGTTCATAATTAAATATATTAACAATAGCATTTGTCCCTCCAATACCAGCACTCATTGTTACTGGGTATCCCAATGGTGTACTTCCACTTACAAAATAAGATGAACTTAAATTTTGAGCAGTTGCTAAGTAAGCGGATATGTTTTTTTGGTTTTGAAACGAAATACTATTAGAACCAAGCACACTACAAGAAGGAAAATACAATAGTGGAGAATAAGTATACCCACTATCAAATATTATTTTTTCACCATCAGTAGGTTTTTGATTAGAGTATAATTGGCTATTAAATTGAGAAATACTTCCTGTATCTCCAGCTATAAAGGTATTTTGAACTTCTTCCCAATGTGTATTACGAAGATTAAGTTCAGTTAAATTACCATCAATATCTACTAAATATTTTAATATAGCATTATTACGTCTTGGTAAATATATATTTTCTGTTACCTCAGAAAATAAACCTATTTTACTTACGTTTTTATCTATTGTTGCTGTTTTACCAAATGATATATCTCCATCATTATAATTATTATATTCTAAACTAGATATTTTAATACCATCATATCTTGATAGTTGATGAGATTTTAAAGACTCATATGAATCTTGTAACTCAGCTTTAGTAAGAATACTTTGAGTTGTACCGTAGATAAATTGTATGTTTTCTCTAACACGTGATGTTAAACTTTTAGAAACATTATTTAATATTACATTATAATCAGAATGAGCGAACTTATTTAAATCAATACTTTCTGATATTGGGTGTTGGGCGTTCCAAACAGCTATATTAGATAGATATGGGTTAAAGTTTCCACTTACAAAATAGCTATGAACATTAATTTCACTTCCTGTTAAATTACCATCATAATAAGCTACCTTATTATTATAATTAATTCCTTCATAAAGATCTGTGTATTCAGTTTGAATAGAAGGACCATTGATAGTACCATCCTCTACCTCAATTTCAGAAGTAGAAGATGGGTTTGAAAAAACCCATTTATTTCTCTCTAAAATAGGAGAACTAATAGTAATACCTGTTGATAAATTAGCTCTTGCAGGAACATAATCTTTCAACATTTTAAATAATGAATTATCAAAAAACTGAATTAAGCGAATAAAGCTGTTATAGTCAGTTGCTCCAATTGACCCGCTAGCTGAAGAGCCAGTATATGGTACTATAGAAGCAGTTAGTGGGGATAAATAAGTATTTTTTTCAGTAACAAGTGTAGGATAAGAATTAGTATATTGAAATCTAGGATCACCAATAAAATCATCTAGACTCCATGTTGGGTTTGTTGCTACTATAGAAGCAGAAGTAAATATATCAATTTTATCTTGTGGTGAAAAAGATATATCTACATAGTGTAAATCATTTGTTCTAAATTGAGTAGAAGAAGTTGGTTGTAGTTGTAAACTAATAAAAGGAGATAATACACTTCCTGTTACTATACTACTAGATACAATTCTAATTTTATCGTTATTAAATTCATCTAATAATCCTGCTTTAGTATCACCACCATATTCTTTTACTTGCAATACACTACCCGTAATACCAAAAGTAGAAACTAATGTTTGTAAACCATAAGCTGTACCTTTTGTTTTTAATAATAACGGTAAGTTATGATAAATTCTTTTATACGATTCAGCAAGTAAATCTTTACGTGGTATTGCATTTAGATAAGAACCAGTTGAGGTAAAGTTATTATCCCAATTAGAACTACCACTAGCACCAACTAAGAAATTAGCATTATCTGAATTGCCATATTGGTTGTATAATTTAACTCCTAATGATTGTAATACATAATATACTAAATCTTTAGAAACGCCTTTTTCTAGATTATTATTTGCTAGATTAATATCAGTTACTGCCTGTAGGAAAATCCAAACATTATCAAAATAATGACCAACCATATTAAGGAAAGTAAGATATTGAGCGTTATTATCATCATCTTTAATAAAAGTAGGAACAGTAAAAATTAAATTATTTTGATTATTATCGTCATAATATTCAGCACTACCAGTAATTGCATTATACCATGTTTGGGCTGAAGCTGTTGATGCTAAAGTATAAGGAATTGATGTAGAGGTTTTAGGCCACGCATATGAACTTGATTCAAAATATAAATATTGTTCATATCCGTCAAATTGAGCTATAATATTATTAATACTAGATGTTGCTAAATTTGATTCAATAACCATATTAGGGAATACAGATGAAGATAAAGCATATTTAGCTATGTTATTTTTATAGTCTTCTATTTGTTTTACCTTATCATAAAAATTGATAATTCTTTGTTCAGCTGAACTAAAAAATATAAAATTTGTAAAGTCTGTATAATCTACATTTATATCAATGCTTTGGGAAGTAATTAAACTTAATAAGTGTTGATATGAAGAGGTAGATACGTTTTGAACACTATTAATTAAACTAGTATAATTTTGATATGAAGTAGCAACGTTATTTTGATCAGGTATATCAATATCAAAGTTAGGACCTCTTAATTTGGGACCAGGAGCTTGTATTATTAATGTATCTAAATTAATATCAAAAGAGTAAGGATTTGATTTTTCCTGTACTACCCACAATGTATTTTTTTCTTGAATATTATCTGGTAGTGGTTGATATAATTTAAATAGTATTTCATAGCCACTTTCTACTTTATTAAGAGCAACGTTTACTACTACTATTTGAGTATTATTGCCAAAATTTAAAAGATAATCTACAAAGTAAGAAGAATTAGTATACTCGTTTATAAGTTCTAAAGATCCGCTTTCAATTTGTTCATTGGTTAAAACAGTAGATCCTACTCTTAATTCAGTTCTATCTGCCGATATTTCTTTTAAGAATAATTCAGCATTAGAATTTGAAATTTTATTAGTAAATAAATTGTATTGAACTTTAAATTCACCCGATGTGTATCCTAAATTTTGTAGGTCTTTAACAGGATCAATTTCAATAATAGGTAATCCCTTATTAACGGGATTAATATATGATGTATTTGGTGATTTAAAATCTTTATAAGTATAGTTTGCAATTAAAGCATTACCAGCAATATCAGAAACAAAATACTCAATGTAATCATCAGTTAAACCAAAATCTTTTTTAATTGTTTGAGCAGCAAGTAAATTAACGTCAGCATTATCATAACGAGATACTTGCTGTTCACTTAATATATTACCTACTATTTTAATATTATCTGCCATTATTTCTTAGTCAATTCGTTTATTGTTGTTTGTGATTCAAGTACTTGTTGCCTTAATGATGTAATTTCATTTAATAATGCTTGAATATCATCTTGACTAATACTAACACCTAAATAATCAGCTTCACGTTGTAAAATATATCTATGAGAATTAGTATCTCCTTCTTTAGGAATTTGATAAAATAAATCTTCATATAGTTGAAAGAAATCGTCAACCGTAAAAGTATCAGTTTCTTCTACAGTTTGATTTAGTAATTGGTTAAATTGAGTGTTAATTACTCTACCAAAACTATCTTTATTAAATACAGTTTTCTGTACTGGTATTTGAGACATTATCTTACAACTTTAAAAATGTAATCTTTATCGTTTACTATTACCTCCTTAGTTGGAAGAATAGTTTTAATAAGTAATTTATAGTAACGTTCTGGTTCTAGACCATTCATATATACATCAAAATAATTACTAACACTATCACAACTAATTTTAGTATATGACGTATCGTAATCTACGACCATTTCTTCAGTATCCAAATCTTTTATTGACCAATATGAAGAAGTAGGTAAAGCATATGTGTTACCATAACTTAATAGGGTTCTAAATGCAGTCGGAGCATATAAACCTCTAACAGCTACTCTGAAGCGTTGAATTGAGTCTTGTTGGTATTCTTCTTTGTTATTATTTATAACTGGTGTAAAATAACTAGATGTAACTACTGTTAATGAACCTGTGCTATATGAAAAATCATTCCATCTAACTTCCAAATATGGAGGATAAATAGTATGAGTATTTGCTGAGAAATATTTTGTTTCAAATTTAGAAGCAGTCGTAAATTCTAAAGATGATGAATGTTTTAAAATGAAACCATTGTTAGATATTGTATTACCATACCAAGCGGCAACAGTATTAGTTACTTTTATCTCAATGTCTTTTGTTGAAATATTAGTAAATGATTGAGATGAAGCATAGTTAACATTAGTTAACCAAGCACCACCACCCACATTTGACCCAGTATAAGATCCTGTTACACCACCAGGAAAACTACCAGCAGTCCATGCTGTGCTTCCTGATTGATCTGTGTATTTCCAACTAGCACCATCTGTTGTTGTAGGAACATTACCTAATCTTCCTGTACCTTGATTCCAATCAGCAGCTAATGGGAAAGAAAATAAAGTGTAATTTAAAGGAATTTCTGAAGCATTAGCTAAATATCCTTTAAGATAAGTATCATATGTACTACCAGATACTTTATTAAGAATTACATCGTTTATTTGATCAGATGGAAATTTAATTAGGGCACGTGATACTTCACTACCCCCATTAATAGATTGAAAAGTACTAATTTCTAATATTTCATCAATACCCGTATTTAGTGTTGGGTAGTATGAATATATAGTAGCACTTTTTTCAGGAAAAATTTTATATACCGCCATAAATTAGTAATTACTACATATAAATATGGCAGTATATAATTTTGTTATGCTAATAATGCGTGATATTCTTTAAAATGTTTTATTCTATCAGCTAAACCAATAGTACCACCATTAACACGTTTAGTAATTTGTGTAACAACGGCGTCAGTTGCACCACCATCTGCTAATTTATGTAAGCCATTTTTACTAAAGAACCATGCAGCTGATAGTAAAGCGTATTTACTTGCTACTACTGTTGGGTCTTTTGTTAAATCTTCATTGATAGATTTACCAAATGCAGTGTAGTTATCTTTACCAGTTAGTTGGATATAACCACGACCACAGAATTTAGCTCCCTCACCCGATGATTCAGGACCATTACCCATTCTATTGCCATAAACTTTGTTAGCAATTTTTTCTGGTTGTCTTGCATATGCCGTAGCTGATGCTTCTGTCGGGAAATATTTTTTAAATGTACCCATTAAGCCTTTAGCACTGTAATTTAAGTTTTCTTTTGTTAAACGAAAACCACCAGATTCATGACCACATTGAGCTAAAAAGTGTGCTAAACGTAGTGGAGTGTTTATTTGAAATTTTTCCGTTACTCCTGGGATTTGAGCTATAACAGCTTCAGGAATGTGTCCTTTTAATTTGTCTAAATTCATGCTTTATTATTTTTAATTTTTAACTTACTACTACTCTACCTTGTATATCAACGTCAGGGTATCTAATTTCAAATATAGCTGGGTCTAATGATGGATAAACATTACCGTTTTTAGTTGCTCCTGCAATATCGTATCCATATTGAGAATAATTATTTCCTGTTGAATCTTGTTTATTTACTATTTCTAATTTAACTACAGATTGAACACCTCTAATTTGTAATAATCTAGATTGTATATCAGATAAAGTAATTGGTTGATTAATTTGCCATTTATCTATATTGAAATAGTCTTTTAATACATTTATACAATTAGTTATTACATCTTTATTAGCATACCCACTTACTACAGTGATATCAAAATTAAGTCCAATATTAATATAATAAGCATCTTTAATATTAATAGCATCTGTAACCATTCTATATTGATTTAGGTAAGTTACTAGGTTTTGTTTCAATGTTGGTGATGCTGTTCTTAATTGTTTATTACTATTATATGATAAAACATATAAATCTAAAGCTAGTGGATTAGATGGATTTGTATGAGCTACAGTTTCTTGAGGACTGGTGTTTAAATCTTGTGAAATATAAGCTTTAGCTACAGTACCGTAGTTAGAAGGCATTGACATTGCTCTTACTATATAGTCATCTTTAGTTACAGCTCTTAATTGAGTTGAAAAAGAATATAAAGCGTTTTGCCTAATTTCATCACTTGTATCCCCATTTCTACCACCAGATGATGGGTTTGGGTTTGAGGATATTATACTTTGTAATATAGTAGTATTTAAAGCACCTCCACCCCCAGGAAAGGTTACTCCTGATGTGTCTATTGTGATTAAATCATTGGCAGGTAGATTTGATGTAATACCACCACCTACTAAATATTTTACTGTTAAATCACCATTAGGTACTAATCCATATTCTTGAGTAAAGAATGTACCAGCTTCATTGTAGTTATTTGTTAATAATGAAATACCAGGTACAACTCCGGCTTGAATGTTGTCTGGGGTAGGGATAATTTGAGTATCCGTTTTAATATTTGTAACACCATTTGAAGATAAACCAGCACCAAACTCTAATTGTAAAGTATCATTTGATAATATTCTAGAAACAAATCGTCTAGGAGTATTTTGTAATTGTAATAAATAAGGAACTTGATCTGTATTATAAGAAGGATTAGCTAGTGGCTTGAAGATAGATGATTGGGCTAGATAGGGAACTTCATACCATTGATTACCACCACTCCCAGTAACATTTAATATTTGTAATATGTTATTATCACTAATAGTTGCAGTTGCAAATTTTTGATTTGCTCCTACATTAATTATAGTTTCTTTTATTTCTGCTGATATGGCTGGAACTGATTTTTTAAATAAAAAGTAGTTATTGTCTACAAAAGTAATTTCAGTACTACCTGTATCTGTAAAATTAATTTGTTGGGTTGTTAAAAATGTGGTGCCTGTTGAACGTGAAGTGATAGATGTATTTGTAGGTACTATAACTCCGTAAGTTGTATAATCTGGGGTTGTTATACCTCCATTAGTAATAGAAGGAATTAATTGATATATATCAACAGTAGCATTAGAAGCATAAGATGCTTTAGGACGATAACCCATCACATATGCTTGTGCGTATAAATTTTCTTTTTCTTTAGCGTATAATAAGAAATTTTCTTGTACTTGAGTATCTAAATAAAACGACATAACATCACCAACATATGATGCCATTTCAATAAACATATTACCTGGGGTAGCTTCTGAAAAATCGTTGTATGTTGTTGGGAAATAAGTTTTAGCATACTGTTGTAATTCAGTTTTAAATGAACCAAAATCTTTATTTAAATATGATATATTTTTATCTTCGTTAGCCATTATTAATTAAATTGTACTGTTATTTGGTCTGATGTTTGTGATATATTAAGATAATAGCTAATAGTTAAATCTATTGTATTACTTATGTTTATATTAGATGTAGGTGCTATGCCAATATTAGTTACTGTTATTTCAGGAACAAAAATAGATATACTATTCCTTAAACTAGCAGATAGTTCTTCTGTATTAAAGTCTGTAATTCCTTCAAATAAAAATCTTCTTAATTCACATCCAAAATTAGGATTCATCACACGTTCACCTACTTCAGTTAATAATAAATTAATTAAATTAGATTTAATTTGATCTTTAGTAGTATAAGTACTGGTGAATGGTTTTGAAAATGGTAGAGATACCCCAATAGCAATATTCTTCTGTAAATCTAACGGATTTACGCGTATCGTATTAGGTAGTGCCATGTTAATCTAATTGTCTTAATCCTGATCTGTCCATTGGTGTCATATTAGCAGCGGCATCAGCAATAAATGCAGCGAATGGGTTTACTTTTTCACCAGTAGATTCATCAACAGCATCAATTACTTTTAATTGTTGTTGAGGTTGTTGAAACCCAAAAGCTTCACCCATTTTACTACGTAATGATGATCTAACATCTGGGTTACCTGCCCCTGTCATTACATCAGCGCTAGTAAAACCTACTGCTTTACCTTCACGTAATGCTTTTTTTTCTTGTTTAACCATGTGCTCTTCAAGAATGTATGGTAACTCTTCATGAATAGCATCAATTACAGCTTCTTTAATTAATTTTTTAAATACTTTGATGTTCATAATTATAAATATTTTATCCTTGTAAATTTCGTTGATCGATAACTAGTTTTAATTGGTCTATTAAGTCTTGGGGGTCTAACGTGAATGAATATTCACTTTTTAATACCTCTACTCCATCGCGATCAGTCGCTACAGCATAGCGGCGTTTATTACCTTTAACTTCAAATGCTTTATTTTCTTCTACTTTAATTTTAAATTTAAATCCTTTATAAGGAGGGAAATTATCAACATTGTTATATATAGATGATGTAAGATCAGTTAATTGTTGACTATTTAATCCATCTAAATTAACATTTTTTAGTTTTAAAATAAGTTCATTTAGTTTACTTACTTCACTTTCTAATGATATAGAAGCAATAGCTAATACTACATTTAATGCAGATATTAATTTATTCGCTTTTTCAATAGCTTTAACAATTCTAGTAATTATATTAACAGGAATACCAATACCAGGAGGTACTGAGGTAGGAATTGGGATAGCAGATAATACTGTTACGATAGCATTAAATATAGCTAAATATGTATTTATCTGGTTTAATGTAGTTTGAAGACTTTGTAATTTACTAATACTACTATTAATTAAAGCAATGGTATTATTTCTTAAATTAGTAGCAATAGTAGTAGTTTCAGGTGTATTAGCTATATCAATATAAGCGTTTACTTGATCTACTAATTCTTCTAATTTTGCTCTTTGAGATATTATAGAAGAAAGTTGGTTAGCAAT